TTTGGGTATCGCCTTGCAATCTTCTAAGTCTATCTAATTTTGATTGTTTGATAAACATAATTAAACAGTTGCGTAGCTATCAAAATAAAAACCTGTAAAGTCAATGAATCGCTTATCGTGACTTATGGCTAAATTTTTTACTTGATATACTTTGTTATTAAAAATAACTCTTGATTCTTCAGTGATACTTGAATTATACCTAATGGTAAATTCAATAACATTCTTAACGGTATTTTTACCCTCAATAACTGTTTCGTTTGAACGTGATAGTTTACTATCTATATAAGCCCAAATAGTAGCCGTATTCGTCCATGCTTCGGTGGTAAAACCCGTTAACGTTTTTGTTCGTGTAACATTTTGAAGGATAATCCGATCCCTCATTTTACCAATAACTTCATTTTTATTATACCCAGTCATATTTGTGTCGATTTAACATAACGTCGGAAGCCGTTGGCATTTTATAAACACTATCAGTTCTATTCTCGTAAATATTAGCTATCATTTTTAAAATAGCTATTCTAATATCAGTTGGGCAGCTTGTAGCACTTGTTCCAAATCCTGCCACATAAGTAATTGTAACATCATTCAATGAAAGATAAGTATCTGGAAAGTCCTCATCAACTGCTTCACCTATTATGCCTCTGTAGGTATCAACTTCGTATAAATTTTGCGGTAAAGTTTGAGTATTTCCATTTTCATCTAAGTAAGTAATCGACGTAACACTAATTACCGGGTAAACCAATAATTTAATTACATTTTCGTAATCAGTAGCAACCTTATAAGAAGATGGAAACCTTTCTAATCTTTGTACAATCGTTTTATTTAAAGTGCTAATATTTTGCCTAGCTTCAACCGCTTCCCTGGCACCTTTAATAATTGTAGTAATTAAAGAGTCGTCCGCTGTGTCCTCAACTTTTAAATAATTTTTGACTTCGGCTAAAGTCCATAATTCATTTGTCTGGTCAACGGTTACTCTCCAAGGTTTCATCTCTTAATAGCTTTTTTTGGTTTGGTGCTACTTGTATTTTCAATGATTGTTTTAGCCTCTATTTCTTTTGGCTTATCATTTACTTCAATGGCTATTTCTAGCCTAATCAATTCTTTTGCCGTAATCTCATTTAGTTCTGCCTCATCCCCCTGAAAATATCCAAGGGAATGAGGCGAACCTGAAGGAGATTTTATAAATCTCACTTTCATTTTATGGGTTTTTAGCTACAAAGTAGGCAGTATATCTGGTTGATTGAGTACCAACACCAGTTAACACTAATCTATATTTAGTACCACCAATTAAAGCATCTTCATTAGATTGAACTAAACCATTTACGTTTAAAGTGTCTAATGTAGCAACACTTGTATAATCGGTAGAACTTGCAGCTTGTAAGACAGTAGGCAAAATATAAGTAGTGCCTGACAAATTAGTAGCTACAATCGACCAATAACCGCTCCATGGACTTAATAAGCTAACAGGAATAGTAATAGTGTCTATTTCAGTGTTAGTGATCGTGTCACTTACTGAATAGCTATAAAATGTACTTGAAGCGTCATCATAATTTGCATCAAGTGTTTTGCTTCGGTCGTTTACAAAAGCCGTTAATCCAATAGCGGCAAAAACAAAAAAACCAATTAAAATATTCTTCATTTTTTTAATTTTTATATGCCAGTAATATCTGCATCTTTAATAGCCGCAAATGAAGCAGCGTGACGTACCGCAGCATCCCACCATGAATTGACTACAATGGTAACTAAGGCGTTTTTGCTAGACGAATAAGGATCCACAACAACGTCTAAGCCAGCCCACTGACCAATAAGCATTTCGGCAAAGTTTCCAAAAATTACTGAATGTAAATCAGTACCACCACCTTTAGTTAAGTTATTTGGAACTTGCGTAGAAACATAAGCACGGTACCCATTTAACAAATCAGTCCTAATGCCTTGTTGACCAACAGGAGGCGCACCATCTGACCAAACAAACTGGGCAGTACCTGAAGCCTTTTCAGTATTCTTTAAAAATCCTCTTACTCCAGGAGTAGTTAGGTAGGCTAAAGTACCAAAATCAGCATTATCAGTAGCTAAGGCAGTTTCTAGGTCAATAATATGCTTGTAAGTCAACGGCCCGCCATCTGTACCAATTGCAACTGAACCAATGCCAGCAGTGTTCAAAATACCGTAAAATGGTTGTGTAGAATTATCGCCATTAATCAAAGCATAATCCAATGCTCTATTAATTGCTTCACTCAAACGATTTCTTACAAAATTCTCCACGTCAATAGACGATTGAACAAGCAACTGTTTTGAAATATCAGTAAACGCACCTAAACGATTAGGAGACATACTAATTTTGTCAAAAGTTGGGCTTGTTTCATCGTTTGCAGAATTTTCAGTTTCCCAAACCGCAGTAGCAGCAGCATCATTACGAGGAAAATCTAAGTTACCTGTTAAGCCAGTCAACAAAGTAGCACCTGCCTGAATGACTGCTAATCTAGGGTCAAGAAATGGAATCAAATCCCCTAAAATAGTTGGTACAGTATTACCACCACCAGCCGCGGAGCTAACAGTCATATCTCTTTTTTCGTTCTTTACAATCATTTTAGGAATGTAAAGATTTCCCGAAGCAGAAATACCAGCCTGTTTAAATTCTCTTTCAGCTTCCTGGTGCATTTCAAGCTCTAAGCCGTCTAAGTTTTTGTTATTGGCTACTAAGTTAGCGGCACGAAGGAATGAGTAATTTTTCTTTACTCTTTGCTCGTCACTAACTTTGTTTTCGTTACCCCTAGTAGCAGGAGCCGCCATTCTTTTGGCTTCAGCTTCTAACATCAAGTGATTTTCAATGTCACTTTCAATATTAGTAACCTCGTTCCTAATAGTTGTTAATTTCGACCTTTGTTCATCGTTAGCATTTGCTCCCAATGTTTCAATGGCAGAAATTAAAGATCGCATTTCTTCTATTTTAGCGGAACGCGACTGCTTTAATTCATCGGATTTTAACATGTTAATATTTTTTTAAATTGTTTAAAAATTCAACAAACTCATTGAAATTGCATTCCGCTTTTTCATTTTGCTGAATATGTCTTTCCATGCTTCTTGAAGCTACAGTAGTATTTGGATTAGCTGGGTAAGTTACCGGGCTAACATCGTAAACTTTGTTAATCTTTGTAATTGTTCTTTTCATTCTCCCGTCTTTCATTTCCCATCTGTCACCATTTTCCATTAATGAAAAAGCAAAAGAAGATTGATAAATGTCACCTCTTTTAATTAATTTCATTACGTCTTCGGCTGCGTGGGTTTCTGGGGGAAAAATATTATAAACCAAAGCGTTTCCATCTCTTTTTATAACTAAAGTATTGTTTTTAACTCTACCAAGCACGATATTTTGGTCATGATTAAATAAAGCGGCTGCCTCGGAAAAATCAGCATCATTAAAGGCATCCATATCTATTTCTTCATCAAAACTACCCATATCATAAGCTCTATTCAATGATGAAGCTATGCCAGTTATTTCTCTAGTTTCTATATCGCTTTTAAATTCGATATTAAAATATCTTCTTTCCATTTGATTATTATTTGACCTGTCTTCCATAATCTTATTAGCTGTTTTTTCTGCCCAAGGTAACATCGTTGAACCTCCCCATGCATCGTACATTATTGAGCCGCAAATTTCGTTTTCATTTTCATCAAAATATTTGCCCTGGTCATAAACTTTAGCGCGACTTAAAAAACTATATGTTCTAATTACTTCATCTTCACTTAATGCCGCTCTATTTGCTAACTGCCTTGCTCTATTCCAACCAACAGATGTACCACACTTACTTCCATTATCTTCTTTATGCTTCAAAGCTTTCTTCGCTGCATTGCTTGCGGATTGAGGGTAAGTTTTATATGGCATCGCTAATTATTTTGATTAGTGACTTCTTTACTATTGGACGCTAAAGGCATGCCAAATTTATCTCCACCTTCGTAAGGATTAAATCCTTCAAGATTTCTAATTTCATTTGGTGCAATCGCTCGAATATTATAAAGTTTAGTGTAAAATTCTGCACGCGCCATAACGTCACCTCTATACAACTCATCTAAATCTAACTTAACAAAATATTTGCCCCAGTCCTTTTGTGGGAATAGCTTTGTGTTAAACTCATTTTCAATTCTTTTAGTCCAAGCCCTTAAAGTGTATTGAACAAAGATTCTGTTTAATATTTCAATGTTTGTTGCAGAAATATTGTTTTGACCTAACAAAAGAAAGCCCGGAACGCCAGTAAGGTTCGAAATATCTTCAATAGTCAATTTTCTTGCGTCAATATCGGCTGCATCTAATTTTGAAGATACTGGTTTAAATTTAAAACCAGCCTGTAGGAATGCTACGCCTTGTTGATTGTTGGGACCTGAATATTTATCTGCCCAACCCTTTTTGATTGCGTTTAATTGATCCTCATTTAAAATCATATCTGTTTCAACCGTTCCACTTAAATTAGTTCCTTTTGCATAAATGTCATTTCCGTAATCAATTTCATGTAAAGCTCTGGAAAAAGTAGTTTTTCCTGCCTCAATCAAACTTTTGCCCCAATATCCGTTATCGCTAAATGATTTTATGTGAAGTACCTCGGACTGGCTATAAATTTCATTATTGGATTCTAATTTATAGTAAAATTCGTCGTTTATTTTATACATTTCCCACGGTTCGTCAACTAAAACCAAATCAATTACATTACCTGCCTGATTTCTATTAGGAATAATTAAAACATTACCTGATTTTGTGGACATTGAACCGTTTACGGCTTGCCTAACAATGGCTTCCCTAAAACTAAAAGTATCGTATTTTTTTGAAGGTCTATATTTTATTAGGCTGTACATTGGGTGATTAATAGCCTCAACCACATTTCCATCTGATTTTAATTCATAAATAGAAAAAGGTAAACTTGCTATTTGCTCTGATAAAATAGATAATGCCCTAAAGTAAGCAGGAATAGATAATGAAGTTTCATGAGATACACGCCTTTGGTTAGTGCCAAAAAGTTCCTGGTATAATTTCCAATCTTTAGCGGGCCCTAAATTGGAAATTCTACTTCTTTTTATAAACTTTACTATTTTATTTATAAACTCCATACTACAAAGATGAATATAATAAACTTATTAAGCAAATAAAAAATTTATCCAATAATTAGATTAAAATCCAAATTAATTTTATTTTTTGGGTCAATAGCCTCACCAATAGCCATGGCAGCCGCAACCATGCCATCTATTTTTTCATTAGATTTCCTTTTGTCAAATTTTACTAAGCCTGTAGAGTTAATAATCAACGCCACATTTGATAGCATCCATTTTGCAACTGGATCTCCATTGTGAAATATTTTTTTGCCTGTTATCATTTTTTCAAATTCGCAAATAGGCGTATTCATTTCAGGAAAACTTTGTGGGAATGGCTTAACATTTACTCCTCTTTCCTGTAGTGAAATTACAACGTGAGTAGCTCTCCACGGGTCGTATGCCAAACTTCTTATATTGTATTTTTGGTATAATAGGTAAATGTCATTAATAATAGCATCGTTATCTACTATATTACCATTCGTTACCTTTATACTTCCATTTAATGCCCAATCCATATAAGGAACTCCATCCCTTAAACTCCTTTCTTTTACGTTATCCTCTGGTATCCAATATTTCCACAGTAAAAAGGCTGGTTTACCGTCAAATTCAGGAAAGAACAAACAAAACGCACTAATATCTACGGTTTGAGCCAAATCCAAACCGCCAAAAGCAGGACGTTTCAATAAAAATTCATCCTTAATGTCCATTTGGCACTCATTCCACATATTTTCATTTATCCATGTAGCATGAGTGTTTGTCCAGTAGTTAAGATTTTTAGTCATAAAACCAATTTGCTTTGCAGCTCCTTCATTTATGGCTTTTGTATATTGGTCTTGTAGATAACCCATACCAATAGTGACATTCATGGAAGGATTAGATTTTACCCAATTATTACTATCCTGCCAGTCATCTTCTTCGTCTAAAGAAAATATAAGTGGAAAAACCGCGTCATCATGTTTATGACCTTTAATTATATCTAAACAAACTTTTCGTAATTGGTAACATGGACTTTCTTTGTTAAATCCTGCAGTAGTAGTAATTAAGATTAATGGTTGACTTCGGCTTCCAATTCCCGACTCCATGATTTCCAAAATAGAACTATCTGGATGCGCGTGCATCTCGTCAATGATTGCCACATGAGGGTTTAATCCATCTAAGGTTTTAGCATCGGAAGACACTGGTACCATCTTTGAATTAGATTGAGTGCTATAAATCGAATGCGCTCGAACCTGCACCATTTTATTAACCGCCTTGCTATCCTTTTTTAAGTAGTCTAATATTACCCTGGCAGCATCCCAGCATATACGAGCCTGGTCGCGAGTGGTTGCAGCTGTGTAAATTTCCGCTCCTTTTTCCTGATCAAGTATAAAACAAGCAACTGCAGTAAGGGCTGCCGTTTCCGTTTTAGCATTCTTTCTTGATATTTCTAAATAAACCTTCCTAAATCTACGTTTTTTATCAATTTTACGCTTCCATCCAAAAATCATAGCCCAAAAAAACTCTTGCCC